CTGTTTTGAATGTTACTGAATCGGTAGCAATTGTTAATGGTGCTAAATCAGTTTGTGATTTAACCCAATATATTTCTTCAGAAACTAACAATTGTTTGAATATTTCGTTGTAGCTTTCAGGCACCCAATCAGTATTAACTGAAATAGATTGCTTAGAGTCTACTATATAATTTAAGTTTGAACTATCGTATTGGTTATAAGATAATGATGTACCAGTCCATGTTCCTAATTGTGGTTGATAACCTCTTACAGTTGTAGAGAATGATTGACGGTTTACCATATAAAAATCAAACCAATCAAATTGTCCGTATCTATTCTTCCACTTAATTCTTATATTAGGATACTTCTGCTTACACACCACATCAAAGTATATAGGCGTCCCTAATGCGGAACTTCCACTAAAAGCTTGAATTGTGTACCAATCTGATGCTATGCTAATCGGGAAGCCTGCTTCCTGTGGTGCCTGTGGGTATTGTTGTATCTGCTCTGATGATGATACACTACCACTTAAGTTGAATGCACCATTTCCTAAAGAACCTGAATAAACTATCTTAGTTGGAACACTACCACCAGTTGTACCTACATAAACCCCTGATGTTCCAAAATCCGTATCTAATACTGATTGAGAAACAGGTCCATCTGTCATTAACGGCCAATGTATAGATTTAGATGTAATTTGTTGTCCGATTGGTTCATCAAATATTGCGTATCCATCTAATGCTTTATAAACACCACTTTCAATATGAGAGCTAGTTACAAATTGGGAACCTGATTGGTATCTCCAATACCCATCAGCTTTGAAATATTTTACATTTGAGTCATCAGCTTGTGCGGATGATGTAAGTGTTGAATTTAGGATACGGCTTACATCAAAGATACCAACACTACTTGCGTTTGGATATTTTACGAGGGTGTAATTTTGTACCGAACCTGAATTTGATGGTGTCCCAGCCCAATAATAAAGGTCTAAATAATATTGGAATGATGCAGATGTATATACCTGTCCACTCTCCGAAAGAGTGAATATAGTAGGTGATTGTGCTAATGAACACGATGCTGGATATTGAGTTATACTAAGTGACATCTATAATCTTTTTATATTTTAACCTTTTTAGAAGGAAAAGTATTTGATGGTTATCGGGCTGCTCTCTCTGAAGCTAAACTACGGAATGCTCTTTTCAACCCTATTTCTATTACAGGTATGAAATCTTTTTCTACATATCCACCAATATACGCATCTATTGTTTTCTTTAATAAAGGGTCTTTGGATGCTTCTTCAGCAAATGGTCTTGGATTACCAGCTCCAACGCCTGTACCATTACCCCATTCTACCCATCTACCATACTCTGCGCCCGGAGGTGCAAATTGTAGAGATACATTGAAAGAAGTTTGAGGTAGATTTAAGCTTGTTACACTTGAAGCCTGTTGCTGTGTAATCATATTAGAAGGTGTGTTAAAAGATTGGACCGTTTTATATAGGTTACCAGTCTTATACGCAGGTTTCCAATTCCCACTTATCATATATAAGTTGGCAAGGGATTGATACGTTTTGGCTACATCTTCTAATGTTTTCATTAACAATCAGTTTGTACTCCTTTAATTTCAGAAGCGTTTCCAGCTAAATTAGGATATAAACAAATATCTGCTTGATTGAATGCTTCTAATTCAAAGGTACAAACCCATCCAGCTAAACCATTTGGCATTTCGTTCTTAAATGCTACTGCGTTAGGTTCTGTGGTGTATTCAAATGCATTCACACCTCTATCAGTATAAGCTAATAAATCGTTCAGGATAGACAACGTATTGGCATGAATATCAAATGTATCATCCGTACCATAGAAAGGAACATCTTGCTCATTATACACTCCAATACTTTCATTGTTCTTATCCTTAGCTTTATCAGCAATAGTTAATTGAACTTGAAATTTAATTACCTTCTCACCAAATCTTGCGCTAGATATTAGAATGTTACCCAATGGATATTGAGGAAACTCATCATTATCTAAACCAAAATCATCACCATAACTTACTCTTTGAATAGAGGGATGGTTCTTCATTATTGTTTTGAAGTAATTTACTATGTTGTAATAGAGTACATAGTTTGTACCAATGTTATTTACTATGTTAGCCATAAGTTATTATAAATTTATTCCACCGAAATAAGCATTACCCATATCAGGATAGATTTGTGTTTGGTTACCAACTGATTCATAGTATTCAGGAATCTGATTAGAATATGAAATCAAATAGTTCTGCATTCTTGTAGCGTAGTAATCAGCATTGTTCATAGATTTTTGTAATAGGTAATCTACTTCGTTTTTAGTTACTGATTTTGCTGTTTCTGTCTCATGCTTAACTGCACCTTCACTTTTGAATTGAACACCAGAGAATGGAAGATATTCCACCACAGCGTACCATATAAGAGTAGGCTTGATATGTTCCTTCATTAAGTCCTGATAATAAACATCCAATTGGTTAAATGTACCATTAGCAATCTCTAATTGTAACTTATCAAACAACACAGTACCTAAAAGATTTAGGATGTATTTGTCTTGTGCAGTTCTCACAAAGTTTAACAATCTATCTGCATCTATTGAACCTTGCAGTGGAGTGTTTTTTATAATATCGTTTCTTGTTATAAATAAAGCGTATGCCATATCAATTATTTTTTATATGTTTCAAAGTTTTTAGAGAAATTAGGATTGGATTTTTGAAAGTCCATTAAGGTTTCAGTTTCAATATTACTATCCTTTGCTGATGGGTTATCCTCTATTTCAGCTGGGTTTTCAGATTGTTCGTTAATATCATCCTGTACTTCCTCAACACTTTGTCCTGTTTCTTCAGCTGTTTCAGAAAGAATTACCAATGGAGTTAATTGCTCAAAATACAATTCAGTATCCTCATATCCACCTTCTGCTAAAGCTTCTGATAAGAAGTTTATGATTAAGTTTTGGAATGGATTAATTGTCATTGTTTGTAAGATAGAGTAAGCTGTTTTCATTTCCTCTGATTGAGAACTAAATCCGTTAGATACAGTTCTAATACCAAATAATAATGGAGATGTTACTCTATGTCCAACTAAGATTCTATCTTGTGCGTATTCTGCAACGTATTTGTATTTGTCATGCAAATTATCAGTTGAGATTACATCAATTGTTGGCTTTCTCTCTGGGTCATCGTTAAATGAAATCATAAATCTACCAGCATTTCTAGTGCCTGTAAACTTAGATTCTATTAGGTCTTCAATCGTATCTCTTTCTTCAGGAGCTGGAATACCATTGTTCATATTAACCATCACTAATGGTAAGAAACCATTCTCAATATTGTTAAGATGTAAGTTAGATAATTCAGCTTCAGCAAATGAGAATTGTAAAGCAGGAATCCAATCAGGCAATGCGTAATAGTATTTGCCAGGTGAATAATTCTTTATCCAAAGTATTTCCATCTTCTCTTTTGATGTACCAAAAGCTGGAATCTTTTTCTTATTTCTTTGTGCTTTATGGTCACTCCAATCTATACAATAAAAGTAATTCTCAATTCTTGGACTATCATATAATTTCTCAGCTCTAAAATTTTGTGTAGGAGCATGAAACATTTTGATTATCTTAGTATGGTCATCATTCCAATAAACTTGGAAAACTGCATTACCATACAACTTCAAATCAAATGCTACTCTTTTAATTTCTTCTTGAGGTATTAACTTACCTAAAGTTTCTTCAAATCCTTTGTTCTTAGTGTACAATCCCTTACCATATATCAAATCAGCAATACCTTCAATACAAGCTGCATTGGTTGTTGAGTTGTTATAAGAATCTATTACGTTTTGGAAGAAATCATCAGGTCCAATAACGCCTACCGGCACCCATTGGTATCTTGTCTTTGTATCTTCCGTTATAACTGGAATGTCTTGTTGTGTAAGATTAACTACACTAAAGTTTTGATTTATTTTCATATTAGTCTAGAATTATATATTCATTATCTGTCACGTTACTAATATACACATCTTCTAATGGTATCTGATTAACGTAATTTGTTTTATCCAAAGGTTGAGTAGTAAATACATTTATACTACCATGCCATATTGAGCATGTTGTATCTGAAATGTAAGCCCTATATTCAGTACCAACACTTGCACTTACTAATGTAGGTACTTGCGAAGCAGTGAA